ACGGCGGTGTGAAGTCGAAGTCGAAATAGACCTTGCCTGCGGCGATGTTGGCCGGGCTGTTGAGCTCTTCATCGAGCCAGCAGCGCCCGCCGAGGATCGCGCCGAGCGATTTGAGATGGCGCAGGTAGGCATTCACGCCCTCTTGCACGTCGCGGACGTAGGCGCGGCCGATGGCGCGGTCCACCGCCCACAGGTGAGATTGCAGCATCGCTTGGTGGATCATGTCCGCCGTGCGGCGCACCGACAGGAACGCCCACTTCGGATCGCTGCTCGCGGTACGGTTACCCCACAGGCGCAGGCCCTGTTCGTTGATGAGAGTGGCGACGCTCTCTTCGTTGAGCAGGTTGGCCTCGGAGTTGGTGTTGCCAAGCTCAAAATCCACCGCCCGTGCAGCGCGGGTGACGCCCAGGATGGGGTTGTTCGACGGACTCCACCAAAAGCCGCGTTCGTTGTCGATGCGCGCCATCAGGCCGGCGACGGCGGGGCTGGCGGGCAGCGTCTGGCCGTCAACGATGACACCGGGGTCGATGATATAGGCGCGGTCGGATCCGAACTCGCGCCGGTAGGCGATGGCTGCGGCGCTCGTGGTGTTGGGGCCGTCGATCAAGGCTATGCCGCGCACTTGCTGCGCCACGCTGATGAGCGCATCAGCCACTGTCTTGTGCTGGCTAAAGCCCGGCGCGAGCAGGATGCGGGGCGTCACACCCACCGTACCACGCGCGGAAAGCAGCGCGGCGATGCCGGTGCGCTCGCCCGTGGTGGTGTCGGTGCCGCCGATGACGGCCGCCAGCCGCTCGTTGACATCGGTGGTGTCCGGGTCGTCTGGTACGTCCGGCACGCGGATGACCACGATCACCGGCGCGATGCCCTGCGCTTGGATCAGCCGGATGGCAGCGGGCAGCGTGCCGGTCGTGCCCAGCCCCGCCGCTTGGCGCGGGGTGATTACCATGACCGGGGTGTTGAGCGGGAAGAGCGTTGCGGTCGCCGCCGGTGCGGTGCCGACGAGGCCGATGATGCTCGACCGCGCCGTCTGGATCGGGCGGATGCCGTCGTCGATATCGACGACTTCGATGCCGTGGAGAAAGGTATCAGACATGGTGGTTACTCCTTACAGATTGGGTTAAGGTTGATCAGGCGCTGGCGCATGGCATCACTCCACGGCGAGGATTTGCGCGGCGCGCCCCGGCGCGATCAGCCCCGCGATTTCCAGCGCCTGCACGCCGGCCTGGGTGACCGGATCGGTGAGCGTGATACCCTCCGCCGCCTGCCATTTGAGCAACGCGGCCTTGAGCGCGGGATTGGTCTCGGCGGCCGCCACGATCGCCTGCATTTCCGCCTCGGTGAAGCGCAGCAGGAACTGCAAGCGCGTGATACGCGCCGGTGTCGCGCGGTCGGCCTCGGTCACGGCAAAGGTGACGGCCTGCACCGCCGCCACCTCCTGCGCGGCGTTGATCTCAGCCTCGCAGCGGTTGGACGCGCGCCGGATCGCTTCGCGCTCCAGCAGCACTTCCTCAGGTGTCTCGCCCGGCAGCCCTAAGCGGTCGCGCTCCTGCGCGCGCTCCAGCCGCCAGGTGAGCGCTTCGATGTTGGTTTGTGCCTGGCGCTTGATCTCGGCAATGCGCGCGGCCTTGGCGCGTGAGAGTACGATGGCCGGATCGTGGATCAGCGCCTCGCCCTCCAGCCGGTATTCGTTTGCCCGTGCGGGGTCGAAGTCCGGGGGAGCAGCCATAACCCGCATCCCCGCCCCCGCCACAAACGCCGGGTCAGTCGTGGCCCCCACCACAGCGCCGGTTGTTTCGTCGATAATAACGCGCATGTTGCCTCCTTAGACCGTGATGTAGCGAACGTAAAGCGTGCGACTGCTATACCACCCGTCACGCCGCAGGCCGTTACAGGCGGCCACGAAGTTGGCGTGGTCGCTCTCGGAATTGCAGCGGGTACCGTCGTCGTTGTAGGTGCCGGGAACGGTGCCATTGGCCCAAACGCTGCTGCTATACAGCACTCTAGAACCACCAGGTTGAATAACCCCAGAGGCTGATCCAGTGCTCGTCGCCCCGCGCCGCCAGTTGAGGTAGTCATATTCGTCACCGGAGTACCACCGGCGCAGCAGAATGACCTTCGTGCCGTTGGGCACGAAATCGAAGGTTTGCGAGCTAGTACTTGCATACTGGGTGCGGCCTGAGATGCCGATCTGCCGTGCGATCTGCGCCGGGTTGGCTTGCAGTCGGGCCAGCGCGGTGTCGGACTCGTAGATCGCCGACCGTGCCGTGGCCGAGGTTAACACCGCATCGGCAGCGGTGTTACTGGCCCATACGGCATCCATCGCCGTGCTACTGGCTGCCACCGCCGCCATCGCTGTACTGCTTGCCGCCACTGCTGCCATTGCGGTGCTGCTGGCAGCGACCGCGTTCATCGCCGTGCTGCTGTTAACAACGGCGCTCCATGCGGAGCTGCTGGCAATCACCGCCGCCATTGCGGTGCTGTTGGCAGCGACCGCGCGCATGGCCTCGGAGCTGGAGAGAATGCGCTCAAAGGCGTCGCGGTTGCTCGCGTCTTGCAGCCACGCCTCCAGTTGCGCGCCGGTCATGGTCTCTAGCAGCCTCAGGGCCGAGGGGCCGATTAGATCGACCTCAGCCACCGCAGCAGCCATCTTGTAGAGCGCGCCCGCCATGAGCAAGTCGGTCGTCGAGGCGGTGGCGGGGTTGACCGCATCCAGGCGCGACTCGGCTTCGGTCAGGAAACTGTTTCGAAAGCTGGTAAAACTCATAAGTCCCTCCTTACAAAGCAGCGGCAATGAGCGCTAAAAGCTGCTGATCCATCGCTTGCCTTGCCGTCTGCTCTGCCACGATGGCGGCCTGCCTTGCCGTCTGCTCGGCTTGAATGGCCGCGGTTAGCTGCGCCTGGGTGACGAGGTTTGGCACATTGCCGACGGCAGCGATGAGCGCGTTGAGCTGCGCCGTCGCCTCGGCCAGCGCTTGGTTGAGGCTGGCCATGACTGCGTTTTTCTGTGCCAATGCATCTGCCAGCGCTTGGTTGAGACTGGCAACGGCCGGGCCGATTAGCGTATCGATGCGCTGCAAGCCAAACGCGGTCAGGTCGTCGATGACACGCTGCAAGTCCGCGCGCTGGTCTTCGAGCTGCGCGATACGCGCATCGATGTCCGCCAGCAGCGGGTTGAAGTAGTCCTCCGCCAGCGGGGTGACGCCATCGCGCATGCGGTAGGATTCGAAGCGAGTGGGCATAGCCTTGTCCTCCTGTCCTTACAACGCCAAGTCGTAGCGCTCGGCCACATGCCACGGGTTTTGCGCCGTCACGCCCGTGCCCTCGATGCGGATGCGGTAGCTGGTGGTCGCTGCCGGCGTGAAGCGAAACTCGCGCCAGCGGCTGCGGCTATCGACGATCTCGTCGCGCCAGCTTGCCGGGTCGACGGTGTTGCTGCCGAGGATGAGCTTGCAGTTCACCGTGTGGTTGGCCGGGGCATCGGGATTGAAGTCTTCGAGCAACAGGCGCACGCGGATGTCGCTGGAGGCCTGCGCCAACGTGCGCGGGGTGCTGATATGCGTAAAGCTCGTCCCCGTGCGCGCCACGCGCACCTGCGAGCCAGCGCTGCCCAGCCGCACAGCGGGCATCAGGTCTTGCGTGCCGACGAATACCGCACGCAGCGGCAGGATGGCCGCGCCGCCAAACTGCGGATCGTTGCCATCAGTGATTGGCCGCCAGAGGCCGCCGGTCTGGTATTCCCAGATCAGCTGGCATCCCGCTGGAGTCACGCCGTCGTAGAGCAGGTCGACTTCGGCAATGCCGCCTGCGAGCTGCAAGGGCTGAATTTGGATGATGGTGCGCGGGCTCAAAAAGCGGGCGAAGTTGAGCCGCAGCATCAGGTCGCGTTCAGCCTGCTCGATAAAAAACTGCCCATCTTGGGAGTACATCAGCATGCCCTGAGTGTACTCCGTGCCGCGCGTGAAGCCGATGCGGTGCGCCGCGCCGCTTATCAGCACGATGGCGTAGCGGCGGCCAGACTCCACCAGCACCAGCACCAGCACCAGCACCAGCACCAGCACCAGCACCAGCACCAGCACCAGCACCAGCACCAGCACCAGCACCAGCACCAGCACCAGCACCAGCACCAGCACCGGCTCGGCAAGCTGAATGCGGCACCAGCCGCCGTTGAGCGCTGAGGCATTGAGCACGGTGCGACTGATGACGCGCTGCATGTCCGGCTGTCCCTGTGGCGCGTCGGTGATCAGGAGCGTCAGCCCGCCGCTTGTGTCCACCCTGGTGAAAAATAGCTCCAGGCTTGTGATCCAGCCAGTCTGCGCCATCAGCACGGTCTGCGCCAGGATGGAGCCTGGCACCGTGTGGTTTTGCGTGACCGCCTCCCAGTAGGTCTCTTGGTAGGTGTCGATCCAGAGCCGCGTGGCGCGCACTATGCCTAACTGGGCGATCATGCCCCGCAAGTACACCGGATCGATCACCCAGGTCTCGCCGTTGAAGCGATAGATACCGGTGATCGGGTCGTAGATGCCCTGTCTCCAAAAGTTCACGCTAGTGCAGACCGTGTAGGTCTCCCCATACCGCACCCGCTCGCGGCTGATGGTGCGCTGCACCATCTGCGTGGTCTGATACTGGTATTGGTTGATGGTAATCTCGCCCGCGCGCGTCTCCATGCGCAGGCGGCAGACTTCCTCGTAAGCGGGCAGCAAGAGCTGCGTGCTCGCCACTCGCGCCGCCGGGTCGAGCGGGTTGAGCAGCGCCAGCGCCGAGCTGTCTTGCGCCACGATCGGCGGGCGGATACCCTCGTGGACGCGGGCGCTGTAGCCCGAAAAAGCGGTGTCGCTCTCGCGGCCATCGAGGAAGTGATCCATGCCGTAAAACTTGTAGTCGTCCGGGATTTCAAGGCGCTCCTTGACCCGCGCCATGTCGAGCGCCAGCTGGATCGCCTGGTCGATGGTCGCGCGCTGCGCCACCTCGCGCGACACACCAGCGATGTCGGTCATGATGTGAGCGATGCGCGGCTCGGCGCTGGTGATCCAGCCCTC